AGATACAGATGCATCAGAAGCATCTTTACATTTTGCTAAACAGTTCTTACTGAAGAACCAAGCGGCTGACAATAATGGATATTTAGTAGCAACTAAATCAGGGTTGGCAGGGATATCAACACCAATTGCTTTACCAAAAGCAGTGTAGTTTTGCTTACCTGTTAATTGAATATAACCACGACCACGGAATTTAAATCCTTCACCTGATGCTTCATCACCATTACCCATTCTACCACCATAAACACGATTAGCAATCTTTTCTGGTTTGCGTTGATATGCTTCAGCTAAAGCTTGTGTTGGGAAATATTTTTTAAAAATACCTATTAAACCTTTAGCGCTATAATTTAAATTTTCGTTTACAACACGGAATCCACCTGATTCGTGTCCACATTGAGCTAAGAAATGTGCTAATTCTACTGGTGTATCAATTCCGAATTTCTGCATTACTTCTGGGATTTGAGTAATTACAGTATCTGGTACGTGTCCTTTTAATTTGTTTAAGTCCATTATTTTTTATTTTTAATTGGTTACTACTACTCTACCTTGTATATCAGTGTTAGGATATCTAACTTCAAATATTGCAGGATCCATCGAAGGATAAATATTACCCTGTCTAGTAGCTCCTGATATATCATATCCGTAAGGAGAATAATTAACTCCTGATGGGTCTTGTTTATTTATAATTCCTAATCTAACTACAGATTGAACTCCTCTAACTTGTAAAAGTTTAGAAGTTATATCTGATAATATAATTGGTTGATTAATTTGCCATTTATCTATATTGAAATGATCTTTTAATACAGTTATACAATTAGTTAATACATCTTTATTACTATATCCACTTAATACTACTATGTCAAAATTAATTCCAATATTAATATAATAAGCGTCTTTAATATTAATAGCATCAGTAACCATTCTATATTGATTTATATAGGTTACTAAATTATTTTTTAAAGAAGCAGCTGGTGTTGTTAATTGTTTATTACTATTATAAGATAGTACATACAAATCAAGTGCTAATGGATTATTTTGAGGAATAACAGCAACTGTTTGTTGAGGATTTTTATATAAATCTTGTGAGATATAAGCTTTAGCTACTGTTCCATAATCAGAAGGCATTGATAATGCTCTTACTATATAATCGTCTTTAGTTACTGCTCTTAATTGAGTTGAATAAGCATATAAAGCATTTTGACGAATTTCTTCAGCTGTATCTCCATTTCGTCCACCAGATGATGGGAAAGGATTACTAGATTGTATACTAGCTAATACAGAAGCTGATAATGGGCCTGAAGGGTTTTTAAAAGTTATATTTGATGCATCTATAGTAGTTAAATCATTTGCAGGAACATTAGATTGTATTCCACCCCCAGTAAGGTATTTTACAGTAAGAGAACCAGAAGGCACTAATCCATATTCTTGTGTAAAGAATACCCCAGCTTCATTATAATTATTTGTTAAATCTGTTATACCAGGTACTAATCCTGCTTGAATACTTCCCGCTGTTGGGACTATTTGTGAATCTGTTTTACTACCAGCTCCATTAGACAAGCCAGCTCCAAATTCAAGTTGTAATGTATTATCTGATAATATTCTAGATACAAAACGACGAGGAGTTCTTTGAAGTTGTAATAAATAAGGAACTTGATCAGTAGTAAAATTAGGATTAGCAATCTTTTGATAAACTGATGATTGTGCTAAGTAAGGTACCTCATACCAAAAATTACTATCACTACTAGTAACATTTAATATTTGTAATATATTTGTATCTACAATATTAGACGTTGCAAATTTTTCAGTACCATTAAAATCTAAACTAACTTCTTTTATTTCAGCTGATATAGCTGGTACTGATTTTTTAAATAAAAAGTAATTATTGTCTACAAAAGTAATTTCGGCACTACTTGTAACTGTAAAATCAACAGTTTGAGTAGTTAAAAATTTAATATTAGTAGAAACAGAAGTTAATACTGTATTAGAAGGAACAAGTAAACCATATGTAGTAAAATCTGGGTATGTTATACCTGCACTAGATGTTGCTGGAATTAGTTGGTAAATATCTACTATAGTATTTGAGGCGTATGATGCTTTAGGGCGATATCCCATAACATAAGACATCGCATATAAATTTTCTTTCTCTTTAGCGTATAATAAGAAATTTTCTTGTACTTGAGTATCTAAGTAAAAAGACATTACATCACCTACGTAAGAAGCCATCTCAATGAACATATTACCAGGTGTGGCTTCAGAGAAATCATTATACGTTGTTGGAAAGTAAGTCTTAGCATACTGTTGTAACGTAGACTTAAAGTCAGTAAACGTTTTATTTAAATATGATATATTTGTATTTTCACTGTTAGCCATTATTAATTAAATTGTAATGTTACTTGGTCTGGTGTTTGAGATATGTTTAAAAAATAGTTTACACTAAGACTTATAGTGTTATAATCTGTATTAGGAGCTATGTCTATACTAGTAACTGTAATTTCAGGTATAAAAACTCTTATACTATCAGATAAACTATTAATCAAAGCATTTAAATTATTTTCTGTAATACCCTCAAATAAAAATCGTCTTAAATTACAACCAAAAGTAGGATTCATTACTCTTTCACCAACATCAGTTAATAATAAATTAACTAAATTTGATTTTATCTGGTCTTTAGTAGTAAAAGTACTATTAAATACACCAGGACCATCAAAAGGAAGAGATACCCCAATAGCAATATTTTTCTGTAAATCTAACGGATTTACTCGTATCGTTTGAGGTATTGGCATGTTATCCTAAATTTCTTAATCCTGATAAGTCCTGTTGAGACATGTTTGCCCCGGCATCTGCTATAAATGCTGCAAATGGATTATCTGATGTTTTATCAACTTTAAGTTGAGACTGAGGAGCATCATAGCCAAACATATTTCCTACTTTGCTTCTTAAAGCAGCTCTAGCTTCAGCATTTCCTGATGGTACATCGCTACTGGTAAAACTAACTGTTTTGCTTTCAGTTAATTCTTGTTTCTTTTGTTCTAATAAAAGAATACCGATTTCTTCACGAACTGCTTCGCGAACCGCTTCCTTAATTAATTGTTTAAATAATTTTGCGTTCATAATTATAAATATTTTATCCTTGTAAGTTTCGTTGATCAATAACTAGTTTTAATTGGTCTACTAGATCTTGAGGGTCTAATGTAAATGAATATTCGCTTTTTAATACTTCTACACCATCACGATCAGTTGCTACGGCATATCTACGTTTATTACCTTTAACTTCAAATGCTTTATTTTCTTCTACTTTAATTTTAAATTTAAATCCTTTATATGAAGGGAAATCATCAACATTAGTATATATAGCCGATGATAATTCATTAAATTGTTGTTCATTTAAATCAGTAGCTGATTTGCTATCTAACAATTGATTAATTTCTTTTAATCTTTCAATTAATTCATTTAGTTTTGCTATTTCATTTTCAAGAGAAATTGTAGCTATAGCTAATATAACACTTAATGCTGATATTAATCTTAATGATTTTTCTATCGTTGTTATAATTCTAGTGATTAAATTAACAGGAATACCTATACCAGGGGGAACCGCGGTTGGAATAGGTAGAGCTGATAATATTCTTACTACTGCATTAAAGATTGTAAGATATAAATTTATTTGGTTGATTGTTTTTTGAAGACTGGTTAATTTATTAATTGTATTATTAATTAAAGTAACAGTATTATTTCTTAAATTAGTAGCAATTACTATTTGTTCTGGTGTGTTAGCTCTAATGATATATTCATTAACTTGATCTACTAATGCTTCAAGTCTAGCTCTTTGAGATATAATAGAAGCAAATTTGTTAGTAAGCTGTAGAGCAATAATTGGCGCTAACGTTTTAGCAGCATTTAAAGCTACTTTTTTAGCTAAAGCTCTTCTTGCTTCTGCTCTTTGTTGTTTAGATAGTTGTTTTCTTCTTTTTCTTCTAGCTTTTCTTCTATTATTAGCTTCTTTTATTTTACGATAAGGATCTAAAATAATATTTTGAATTTCTATTTCTAACTGATTTCTTCTTTCAACTAAAGCTGCTTTTTTCTCTTCATAAGACTTATTCTCAGCAGCTACAGCTTCATCATATTTTTCTTGAGTGATCTGATTATTTTTTTTAAGTATACTTAAACGTTTAAGTTCAGTATTATGATCACTCCCTAACTTAATTTCAGCTAAAATAATTTCCTGAACACGTTGTCTTAATTCTTGTAATTTGCCTATAGAAACAGATAGTAATTTTGCTTTTGCTCCATCTTTTATTTGATCTCCAAAAGTTTTTATAGCAGTTGAAGATGAAATTGTTTTAACTACATCTGGAGATATTACAGGTGATATGTTTACATTATTAGCCATTAAGCCGTATATGATGTTTGTGATAATATAGATTCTAAAGCTTCCTCAGCAGCTTCAACGTCATTCATTAATCCTTGAGCTGCATTTATTATGTCCATAGCTGGTGCTCCTACTGGGCTTCCTACTACTGTCGATAGAGATGCTCCAAAAGTTCCTAATCCTTCTAACAATCTATCTAATAAATTATACAGTTTATCTCCTAATACCATGTGTTCTGTAGGTAATCCATTATTAACAGTTCCTAAAAAAACAGCGTTTGTGTTTAAATGTACTCTTTCCCCAGCATTTAAGTTAATAATGTTTTTAGTATTAATTTCAACATTAGTATTTGCAAATATCATTACCTCATCTTTTTTAGAATTTAAAGTAACTCTATCTGATGTTATAATAACTTGAGGGTTAAAGTAATCAGGAACATTTACAGGCTTAGTAAGAGGATTTAAGGTACCTGTTCTGTTTGTTTGAAGAGGAATTTTTTGATTTGTAGTTAAATAAATAGAAGAAGCATCTTTATTTATCTGCTCAACATAATATTTACTATTAGGATCAAAATTTAATCCATTAACTAATAATGTTATAGGATCAGTTTCATCACCTATTGAACTCCATTCATTTGTAGATTTAACTTTAGCTGTAGTACTAAATCGAAAAGAATTTCCTTGTCTTCCTTGAATTATAGTGTCCCCTTCAAAGGGTAATAATCGTCTTATATTAGGATTACTCTTAAAAGTAATTCCTAAATTAGCAGTATCCGAAGCAGGGATAGAATTTTCTTGTACGTTATTCCATAAATTTATAGTAATATAATATTTTTGGATAGGGGTATTGGTTTTTTTCTTATTACCCTGAGATACAGGAGAGGGAAGATCAATTAGGTAAACTAATTCTCCTATGACTGGAATATATTGTAAATGAGGGAATAAAGGATAAGCTTGAGGTAATGCTATAAGTGTATCTAAACTTTCTTCTATTTCTTTAGAATTATTGTATATTCTATAATATATAATTCCAATACCATCCCATCCACCAGCTTGTTGAAATAATTCTTTTGTTGGTGTGTCTAAAGTAGTTACAGCACCATAAACTTTTCCTATTTGAGGTTTTAGTGAAGGTCCTGCTACTCCAGCAGCGGCAGATAATGCTGTATTATATGAAGATAAATTTGTTTTCAATTTTATCCATTATTTAATTGTACTACAGGTGCCTGATCAAGTAATTTTTGACCTTGTTCTTGTACTGCTTTTTGTTCTTCTAATAAAGCATTAATTTCATCCATATTAATCAGATCCTGTCCTGTATTAGCATTGACAGTTGCCGCACGTTGTGCGATAGCTGCCATTTTAATTAATTGTTCGTTATTCTTTACGTTAACATCAATTAAATCTTTGACAGTAGGCATTAACATTACAGCAGAACCCGCGTTAGATGTGGCCATTGGCTTCATTGTTTCAATGAATTCACCAATTTGTTTATCAATATCTTTATTATTTTTATGTATTTTTTTGAATAAGTCCGATAGGGACATACCATCAAATACCTGTACGTCATCAAAATTTGCCATAAATGCGTTTACCAATAAATATGAATAATTAAATCTTTATATGTCCGTGATTATAATATTCATTATATAACTGAACATAGATAAGTTTAAGCTTTTTAATAATTTTGGTAATTTGTGGTGTAGATACGTCTGTAATTTCGCGTATATAGATGTATAATGCTTTTTTATTGAATATTTCTAATGTTTCGCGTTTGCGGAATAATTCAACAATAGCATCTGCTGTTTGAGCGTCTTGCTTTTTAGGAAATAATTTAAATAGATGATTATCTATATATTTGATATATTGATCAATAAAACTCATTTCATCAAATGCATTCTCTATATTTTTATCATTTTCATAGAGCATCATTTGTTCATCATCTGACTCATCTACATCAGCTTTCTCCTGGAGTTTTTTGTAGTTGTTTTCGTTATAAACAATTAGATAACGTTTAGCAATAGTCCCAAAATAAGAGAATGCTTTACCTTTAGTTGGGTTATATAAATGAAGTTTTTCAAGTAAAAATGTAATTACTTCATGCTTTAGTTCTTCAATCGTATCTGTATCCGTGTAGTAGAATTTAAATGTATGAATAATATTTTCGGATAATTTATAAAAACCATATTCAATACGATCGTTATAAATACGATTACGTTCAGCTTGATCAGTACAAGCCAAATATTCTACAATAGCATCTTCAGTATCTTGAGTAAAATAAATACGAGGTTCTTTTGGTTTGCGC